GTTGTAGAAACCCCTACCCAAACCAACGATGCCCCGCAAGGGGCGGAGGAAAAAACTATGGACATTACTCAAGAGCAGCTTGACGAAATCGTCAACCAGGCTGCAACTAAAGCGGCTGAGGCCGCTATCAAGGCCATGCCCGCTACGACCCCAGAGCCGGGCAGCGTCACCGTCGTGAAAGACGAAGCCGACCAGCCCTTCAAGTCGGCTGGTGACTTTTTCGTCGCCGTGAAAAATGCCGCCATCCACCCGTCTGCGATTGACCCGCGCCTGTTGCCGTTGAAAGCCAGCGGCATGAGCGAGGGCACTCCCGCTGATGGCGGTTATCTGGTATCCCCGACCATTGCGGGCGGGATTGTTGACCGGATGCACAACACCGGCGAGCTTTTGCGCCGTATCTCCCTTGACCGCGTTGGCCCCAACAGCAACGCCATGACCTACAACGCCATTGACGAAACCTCCCGCGTGGACGGCTCCCGCTACGGTGGCCTGCAGGGCTATTGGCTCGCCGAGGCTGGTTCAAAGACCGCCAGCAAGCCCGCCTTCCGGCAGGTTGAACTCAAGCTCAAGAAAGTCGCCGCGCTGGCTTACGCTACCGACGAACTGCTTGCCGATGCTACCGCCCTTGAGGGCTGGCTGTCCCGCACCGTCCCGAACGAACTCCGTTTCAAGGTGGAGGATGCCATCTATAACGGCGATGGTGTCGGTAAACCGACCGGTATCATGGGCCATGCCTCGCTGGTGACGCAACTGCGTTACGCTGCTAGCACCGTGGGCGTCAATGATATCTGGTCGATGTACGCCCGCCGCTGGGTTGGTGCGCGTGATTACGTTTGGCTGGTTAATCAGGACGTGCTGCCGCAGCTGTACGGCTTGAACAACACCTACCAGAACCTGTTCATCGGCCCCTCGGGCATGCCAAATGCCCCCGCTGGCACGCTGATGGGTCTCCCCATTGTGGAAGTCGAGTACGCGGCAACCATGGGTTCGACTGGCGACATCATGCTGGCGGCTCTCTCGCAGTACCAGGGCATCGAGAAGGGCGGCATTGAAAGCGCCTCCAGTATCCATGTCCAGTTCCTGACTGATGAGACCGTCTTCCGGTTCGTGTACCGGTTCGACGGTGGCCCGATGTGGTCAAGCACCCTGACCCCCTTCAAGGGCTCAAACACCCAATCCCCGTTTGTGGTTCTCGCCGCGGCCACCGCCTAGGAGGTGTAGAGATGCCTGGTAACAACCTGTTAGCCTATGAAAATACCATGCTGCTGCTGGCCCCGCAGGATATCGCGGGTACGGCAACTTCATCGGCCTACGTCAATCTTGCCAACTGCAACGATGCTATGTTGTTCGTTGCCGTCGGTAGCATCACCACCGCTTCCGACGACCAGACCGCTGGCCCGGTGATCACCGTGGAAGCCGCCACTTCCGGCGCGTCCAGCGCCGCCGAGAAAAACTACGAGTTTACCTACCGCCTTTCTGGTGCGCTGAACTCGAACACCTGGACGGCTCCCGCCTCGGCTACCGCTGGCGTAGACCTGACTGTGGCCGGGGACAACAAAATCCTCGCCATCAAGGTTGACCCCTGCGCCATCGCTGCCCTCGGTGACGGTTACGATTACGTCCGCGTAACTGTAACCCCCGGCACTGGTGGAGCTATCACCCTTGCGGCTGCGTGGGCTGTCTTGGATGTCAAGTACAAGCAAACCACCTACACAACCGCTACCTAATCCAGTTCACTCATGGGGGCGGTTGACAGCAGCCGCCCCCAGAAAGGCCAGCCATGAGAGTAGGGTCAAATCCGCTGCGCACCGGCGAAGCGCCAAAACACTTACCACCGGAAATTGCCGCTGTGATCACGTATCTGCCCAACCAGGACGGATACTTCCACCGGCGGCTCGACGTAATCAAGGCGTGCCTGCGTTCCATGCGCGACGGGGCAAACGTCCCGGTTATGGTGTGGGATAATGGGTCATGCCCGGCCCTGCGTGATTGGCTGCGAGATGACTACCGCCCGGATATACTCATACTGTCTCACAATGTCGGCAAACAGAGCGCCCGCCGTGCTATGGCCGGGATGTTACCACCTGAAACGATTGTCGGGTTTAGTGATGACGACATGCTCTTTTATCCCGGATGGTGGTCGGAGAGCGTCAAGCTGCTGAAAGGCTTCCCTAACGTTGGGCTGGTATCTGCCTGGCCAACCCGAATGGCGTTTGACTGGGCAACCTCCAGTACTACAGCCTGGGCGGCTGACAACGCCGAAATAGAGACCGGGCATTACATCACCCAGCAGGAAGAGACAGATTACGCCACGTCGGTTGGCGTCCCGGTTGGCGAACACTTGCAGCGGGTTGCGTCCCGCTATGACATCCGTATCCGTTATAATGGCATGACCGCCTACGCAATGGCCCAACATTGTCAGTTTATCGCCTATGCCGGGCGTATCATGCCCTACTGCTGGTACACCCCCTACGCCATGGGCGGTGAAAGGTCATTTGATGAGGCGATTGATAAAGACGGCCTGCTGCGCTTGACCACGACCACCCGCCTCGCCCGCCACATGGGCAACGAACCGATTTTAGACGACAAGCTGCATCAGGAGCTTGTAGAAATGGGACTGCTATGACCGCACAGCCCTGGTGGAAACCTACCCCACCTGCCGAAATCCCCGCCCGCCCCTGGCTATCGCCCGCCGTGATTGAATATCTGGAGACGATAATCAAGCCCGAATGGGATATTTTAGAGCACGGCTGCGGCGGCTCCACGTTATGGTTTGCCCAGCGTTGCAAGAGTGTCACGGCCTACGAGAGCGACCCCGACTTTGCCGCTGCCATCCGTGGCCGCGCACCGTCGAACGCTAAAATCGTTTCGTGGGCTAAACCTAATGCGCCCACCCTCAAAAGCCGCTTTGACCTCCTGTTGATTGACGGCGAACCTATCGAGACGCGCGGCCCGTGGATTACAGCCGCCTTGCGACTGGTCAAGTCCGGCGGGATTATCGTGCTGGACAACTACAACCGCCCCGAATACGAGGCCCAACGGCGCAAGCTGGAAGATGAGATTTTGTTTCGTGAATTCAAGTCGGGCATTGGCTTGTACCTCAATACCGAGTTTTTCTACACAGGAGGCAATATCCTGTGAACAAGCTGGCAATCGTTGGTACACACCCCCGCACCCGTGACATGGCCCCGTTTGACAACCCCGGCTATGATATTTGGGTGTTCAACGAGGCACCTCAAAACCCATGGGTAAAGCGGTGGGATGCCGTTTTTCAATTACACAAACCCGAGGTTTACACCAGCGAAAATAACTTTGTACGCGCCGACCACTGGCAGTGGCTGCAGCAATCCCGCGGCAAGCCGATTTACATGCAAACCGCTGATCCACGCGTCCCCGACAGCGTGCGCTATCCGCTTGATGAGATTATCAGCACGTTGCCCGGCGGCGATTACCGCTGGTTCAAATCATCCCCAGCCTACGCCCTCGCGCTAGGGCTGTACATGGGTTATACAACAATCGCCCTGTACGGTCTGGACATGTCTAGTAACACGGAGTATGGTTACCAGTTACCCAACTTTCAATTTTGGGTTGGTGTGGCTCGCGGCATGGGCGTTACGATTGAAAACTACAGCAACGAGCAATATTTTACCGGGTCATTGTACGCGTACGAAGGCGAAATCCAAATCCCCCGGCAGGTGTTCGCAGACCGGGCGTCATTTTTAGAGCGTGAAATCCGGCGGGCTAAATGGGAGCTTGAAAAAGCCGTCAACCGCTACACCGAGGCCGTCACCGAGAACAAACCGCAAAAAGCGGGCGAGCTGGTGACCAACGTTGAAAACATGCAATTGGCTCTTGCTGAACTCGAGGCCTGCTACGAGGTCAGCGACCGCTACGCCGGACGGGATGACCTCATTCCCCGTCAGGAATTTGAGCGGCGGGCGGCTGAAGGCCAACGAGACGCAGAGCAGGCTCGTACCGATATGTGGGTACACCGCGGCGAGATGCAGTATGTTTGGAATATCTGGCTGCAAACCGGCGCAGATCAAGCCCGCAAGCAATTTATAGACTTCGCAAACCGCCGCCTGCAATCCGCTGCCGAGTGTGGCCGCTACACCGGGCTGATGCGCGAAAATCAGGGCTACATGGTCAAGGTTGATGAACTAATTGAGGCCGCTGGCGGTGCGCACACCGTTACGGCACTGGAGGGTGCATGACAATCACAAACGGTTACGCAACACTGGCTGAATTAAAAGCCTACGCTGACATAAACAGCACCGATGGCACGGATGACGCGGTACTGGAAGACCTGATTGAGGCCGCGTCCCGCCTGATTGATAAGCAGACCAAGCGGACATTTTACGCCCGCACGGAGACGCGCTATTTTGATGTCCCCGTGGCCCAACGTAATGACGCCATCCTGTACCTTGATGATGACCTGCTGGCAGTAACCACCCTGACCAACGGGTCAAGCGGTGTGCTGGCGGCTGCGGATTATCGCACTCTTCCAGTCAACGGTACGCCAAAATGGGGCATACAAATCAAGGGCGGCAATTCGTGGTCAAGTGCAACGGACGGCGACCCGGTTGGCAGCATTAGCATTGTCGGGACGTGGGGGTGGTCCAGCACCGCACCCGATGACATCAAGCAAGCCTGCCTCATGATTGCCAACAGCTACCGCCAAAAGCGCAGCGGTCAAGGCGTGGAGGGCAACGCCCGCGTCACCTCGGCTGGCGTGGTGATAGAGGCTGGCGACATCCCCAAAGACGCCGCCCGGATTTTACTCAACTATCGCCGGATGGGGATGGTGATCTAATGGCACTGGCACTTGAGACCGTCACCAACTCCATCGCCGCCCTGACGGTTACGGGCGTCAAGATGTGTGATATCGACGAAATCCCGTCACCCGCTGACATGGATAGAACGCCCCACTTTTACCCGGAGCCGGGCGGTTTCGTCAACAGCTTGACCGTGACCCGTGACAGCTTTGGCGCGCCGTCATGCGCTGATAAGCACGTGACCTACACCCTGCGCTATGTGTTCGCCTATCAACCCAGCGGCAGCGAACGCGCCCTAAAAGACCAATACCCGCTAATGGTCGGGCTGGCGCTTGACATCCTTGACGCCCTGATCGCCAACGATGACATCACCGGAGCGATTGACATGACGCCATCCGGCGCGGGCGGTTTCGGGTTGGTCATGGCCCCGGACGGGCGGTATTTCTGCGGCTGCATCATCAATTTGACAGTGATGGAATTCATCAACTAACAGGAGGCTACATGGCCAACACAGGACGGACGGTATCAAAATACAACAGGCTATATCTGGGTAACTCGACAATCGGGCTTGACCTGTCATGTAATACCATGTCGGTCGGTGAAGCTGGCATTGATTTTGACGTTGACGAACAGGCGGCTTACTGTTGGGAGGTCAAGGGCGGTTTGCCCGACCGGGGTAACCTCACGCTCGGCCCGGTCAATATGTCGTTGAATGCTGGCACGGCTGAATTGCATGATGCAATGGTCGCACTCGAAGGGTCACAGATTGCCGCCTGCCTTGCGGTCGGTATCCGTGAGGCGCCCACCTACGGCAGCCCGGCGTTCCTGTTTCAGGGCAACCTGAAATCCTATCAATCCGCCCCAGCAGGCGGCATGGTCATGGCTACGGCAACCCTGTCAGGTGATAACGCCGAAACAAATCTCATGTACTCGAAGCCCTGGGGCGTGGTGGTGCATCCGCTGGGTACAGAGACCACCCCAAACACTGCCACGGCTGGCACAATCATCGACAACGGCGCAGCTACCACAAACGGCGGGTATCTGTACTACAATTACACCGTACTGGACAACTCGCTTGAGGGGTCTGTTGCGCTGCTCGAAGAGAGCGCAGACGCGGCAACATGGTCAACCCTGATTTTACAGCCCGCCCTGACAGCCCCAGCCGCTGGAATTATCCAGCTTGCGCCGGGCACGACGGTCAAGCGGTATTTGAGGTGGCAGCTCGGTTTTGATGCCGCGACCACCGCAACATTTTTCCTGGCCTTTGTACGAGGCTAAACTAATAATCTGGAGGTAATCAGATGACAGTACAGACAGGCAGAACGGTTTCAAAATGGGTGAAATTTCTCGTGGATGACAGCGCTGGTACACTGCGTGAAATCCCCGTTTCATCCATCAACGGCGTTGGCTTGGATTTCGATGAGGTTGACTTGACTGCATTCAGCGATGCGCTTCACGGCGTGCTGCTGAACCAGGCTAATTGCACAATCGACATCACAGGCCCCTTTGACACCACCGCCGCGGGCGACCCGGCCACGGTTGTTTCAGGCTCGCACACGGTGCTTTCGGGCATTGCAGGCGGTTCAACCCCGCTGACGCTTGATGTCCGTGTGGGTATCCGGCACGTGTGGGAGGCTGGCGAACCGCAGTTTGGTATCACCTCATCGGCTACGGCTGGCTTCCTGTGTAAGTCCTACAAGTTCAACCCCGATGACGGGACATACTCGGCAAGTTTCGTGATGTTCCCCGGTTCAACCGCCCCCGCTTGGGGCACGACCGCTGAAACCTAAACCTAAACTAGTAGAAAGGCATAAAGTATGCGAGAATCAAAATCTCAGGTTGCAAAATTCCCCGGCACGGTCAAATTGCCCGATGCGTTGACATTCCCACAGCTGCAAGCGTGGGAGAACGCTTTCGGGCAAGCTGACGTCTCTGGCGACACATTTATCTTGCAGGCCAGGCGGGTGCTGCCGGCTATCTGTGAAATTGTGCAGGAATGGCATCTAACAGGTATCCCGGAGCACCCCACGCCGGAGACGTTCCCGGCCACTCCACCGGCTGCTGTTGCAAGTTTGTTGGGCTGGCTTATCGGGCTGATTAACGATGTCGTACGTGGAGACACAGACGCCCCAAACGCCTGAAAGCCGCCGTCCTGCATTATCTGCGGGATGGCGGCCCCTGTCCCGTCATGCTAGAGACCGCTTACGCCGTGGAGCGTTTTGGAGCGTGGGCGGTCTATGGCAGGCAACTGACAGCGGACGAAATGCGGCTGATGGCGCTTGCCGCTGATTTAGCAGCGGCCTACAAATCGCGGGCGGCATCCGAAAGTTACGCAGCCTGGGCGCAAAAAAACCCCGGCCCGGCCCGGTTACTCGGTGAAGCGGAGGCTTTGACATATGGCTGATGTCGATATCAATCTACGGGTAAAATCAGATGACGCGCCGGTCAAGTCAACCGCGCTAAAGTTTACAGAGCTTGCTAGCAAGGTTCAACTTGCGCAGCAGGCTTTCGCGGTTATCAAGCGCGTTGTGTCCGAGACGGTTGGCACGTTCACGACCTACGCCAAAACCGTTGAGGACATGGCCCGCGTCACCGGCTCTGGTGCTGAGGAAACCTCGCGCCTGATACAGGTTGCCGATGACCTCCAGATTAGTGCCACAGACCTATCCACGGCCCTCGCCGGGGCGGTGCGCAAGGGCATTAACCCATCGGTTGACAGCATCGCCGCTTTATCCGATGAATACCTCAAATTGCAGCCAGGGCTTGAACAGTCTAAATTCCTGATGGATAACTTCGGGCGGTCTGGTCTGGCAATGGCCCGGCTGATGGAACAGGGCGGCGATTCCATCCGTGAGATGGGCGCGGCGGTTGATGACAGCCTCGTCATGACCGAGGACGGTATCAAGGCCGCGCAAGATTACGCGCTCGCACTCGACACCCTAAACGACCGGGTAGAGGGTGCGAAAATTGCCATTGGCTCGCAGCTTGTACCCGTGCTAACAGACGCGGCAACAGCGACGGAGCTGCTATTCAACTGGCAAAATAAACTAAATGACGCCCTCGCTCAACACGAAGGGACGGTAAGCCAGACAGCAGGCAGCTACGAGGAGTATCAACGCGAGATTTACCGGGCGGCGGCAGCGACCAGCCCGCTGATTGATCAGGAGGCGTTTGCTAACCGAACGCTCGAACAGCAAGCGAGGACGGTTGCATTTCTGTTCCCGAAACTGGACATCATGACTGAGTCTGAATGGAATGCCGGGAATGCGGCTACGGAAATGGCAGATCGGTTAGGACACTCGAGCGAGATTATCGTAGAGGCAGAGCAGGCGCTTGTGAATTACAATTCGCAGCTCGATACGCTGAATACGGCAATCAGCGGGCCGGTGGGGGATGAACTGGAAGGCTGGGCGGATAAGCAGGCCAAAATCAGTGATGAGATTGAGGAGACGCAGGCTAAAATCACTGAGTTGGAAGGGCTGCGCTATCTGTCGCCGGATCAGAAGGCTGACCTAGACGAAGCAAAGCAGAAGCTGGATGAGCTGGGGCAAGAGGCGCTGGATGCGGCCGAGGACCATCGCAAGGCGATGGCGGGCATCATCTATGACATGATGGAGGTGCGGGCGCAAGCAGATGGGGTGATCACGCAGGCTGAGTACGATGCGCTGAAGACCTATGCCACGAACATGGGCATGGTTGACCAGGCGACGCTGGATGCCGAGTATGCGATGCAGATCATCCAGGATAAACTGGCAGAGGCGCCGGAATATTATGATAATTACGCCCGAGCGATGGAACAGATGACCCTAGCGCTGGAAGATGGTGTGCTCAGCGCTGGCGAGCTGGAGAAAATCCTGGGTATTTTGAGCGGGCAGGATTGGTCGGTTAATGTCGGAGTAGATGTTAACGACCAGGAATTGCAGGAACTGGCCAATATCTCCCAGATGGCCGGTATCGGTATTATCCCGATGGCAAGCGGCGGTGATTTTCTGGTGACACGCCCAACCCTGTTCCTGGCTGGCGAGGCGGGGACGGAACGGGCGACATTTACACCGCTGGGCAAGGAGCCACAGGGCGCAGGCAACGTGTATAATTTTTATGGGTACAACAATCCCACCGCAATCGCTCAGCGTCTGGCTGTACTGGAGGCTTTTGGCGTATGACAACAAGCACAATGACCAACTGGAAAATCTATATTATCCAGCCCGCCGGGCGGACGAATTACATCACAAACCCATCCGCTGAAATTGACG